TCGTGTAGCCCTTGGCCTTGACTTGCCCCGTGCCGGCGCCGCTCGCCGTGCCGACGTTGAGGCCAGTGCTGACCGTCAGGCTGCCGGTTACGGTCGGGCTACCGTCGAACGTCGGCGCGTTCTTGAGGTAATTGAGATTGTCACGGATATCGGTGTTGAGTTGTGTGTCAGTGACGACCGATCCGTTGGTCCATGTTCTGGGAGCCGTCCAGGCCATACTGCACCTCTAATACGCCGGATAGGTCGTCATGCCCAGCACGCCGTTGATACTATCCCCCAGCACCCAGACCGTTTCGGCGTCGGTCGGAATGAGCCGCCAGGTCGTCAGCCACTGATCGCCCGTGATCTCGTGGGTAATGCCGATGATGTAGCCGTCTTTCTGGATGATCGATGCCGAGCCCGGCACGGTGAACTTGATACGTAGGTGCTCATCCAGAATGCGGTTGATCAAATTCGGCCACATCGCGCTTTTCAGATCGCCGTTCAGCACAAGCGACTCGATGCGCAGCGCGGGTGTTTTGCCCCGCCGGAGGAGCCAGTTGGCCAGCGAGAGCGCCTCGGTGTCAGTTCCAAGCAGCATGCCGCTCTTGGTCTGCACGGCTGTGCCGAACGCGGTATCGCTTGCGCTATCGCTCGCGATCTGTTCCGTTCCGCCTGAACGGGTGACATGCACCTCGTTGGCGAGATAGGCATCGCTGTAGCTCCAACCCACATCGACATACGGATCTTCGCCTGATCCAAGCCCAAAGGTGGCAAACGGGTTCGCCTGCGCCACCGTGCGATAGTAGCGGTTATGGATAGCGACAAAGCCATCGTACTCGACGAAGAACGTGCCGGCTTCTGCGTCGGCCATGGACTGCATCAACTGCAACGCGTTCTGATTCGTATAGGTTGCCGCCGGGATAGTGGTATTCGTACCGCTGGTGTAGCGATCGGCCGCGGGCCAGTTGATCTGGTCAAGCACGTGGCTAATGGCCGTGCCCGCCGCGGCCGCGCCGTCACTAAAGCTCACCTGCGCGCTGGCCAGCAGCTTAAAGGCATCGCTCGCGGTCACATCCACCACCGCATCGAACCCAATGTACTTGGGCTCCCAGCGCTCGACATAGCCCGTGAAGAGCTGCCGCCAGGTACTGCCACCGTCGGTGGAGGCCCGCACCCGAATCCGCTTGCGCGGCTTGACGTTCGGGTAGTAGGGCGAGCTCGCGTACTCCGAATCGAACGCCCGATCGCGGTTGTCCAGGCGCAGGGTGAGCGTCCCCGCCTCGACATTGGCGAACTCGCTCTGCTTGCCGCGCCGAATGCTGATCGGGCTGCCGTTGATCTGCGGCGCGAGGCGGATACTGATGTCCGGGATCGTCGTCCAGGTCAAGGATGCCGACGCCGTGAATGGGTCGTTCGCGAAGGCGACTTGGACTTGGAGGAGGGGCCTGGTCATGTCGCGTTCCTGGCGCCCTGCTGGGTGAGCGCATCGCGGACGGCGTTCGCGGTCGCGATCGGGTCAGTCGCGCCCTGCACAATCAGCGAGATCGGCCCCGTGAAGGTTGTACCGCCGTTGTAGGCCGATCCGGTTCCTTGTGGCCCCTGCTGCGGCGCAAAGAAGCGGTTGAAAAACTGCTCAAACAGCCGCTGTTCCTCCTGTGTGCCGCTGCCAAAGGTCGCGCCCACCGCTTGCAGCCGCCGGTCGCGCTCCTCCCCGGTGATCTGCCCAATGGCGTACTGCGCCTCCACTTGCATTCTCAGTTGCTTGGCCAAGGCGGCTTTGAGCTGCGCCTCCTGGCGATCGTAGGCCTCCTGCCGATCGCGCTCCTGGCGGGCGAAGGCGTCTTTGTCCTGGGCGAGCCGTGCGGCATAGGCCGCGTCTGCCGCCGCGCGCTGCTTGGCGTGGGTTTTGTCGAGCGCGGCCTCTTGCTTGGCGTAGGCGGTCTGGGCTTCGCTCAGTTGCTGTGCGTAGGCCGCCTGGGCCTCGCTCAGCTGATCGGTGGTCGCCTGCTGCTGCTTGGCGTAGGCGGTGTCATACTTCCGCTGGCGTTCGGCCAGATCGGCGTTAATGGCGCCTATCAGGTCCGTGCGCTCGCGAATAGCCGAGTCGCGCGCATCCTGCTCGCGCTGCGCCTCCGCCGCGCGCTCGTTCGCGATCTGCTGCTGCAAGTGCGCGATCTGGTCTTGAGCCTTCTGCTCGGCCTGGGCATTCTCACGGGCCTGCTGGGCTTGGAGCGTAGTGAGCTGCGCAGCCGCCTGCTGCTCCAGCTGCGCCTTCGCTTTTGCGGCGGCTTCTGCCGCTTTCGCCTCCTGGCGCTGATAGGCCTGCTCCTGCTGCGCCTGCTCCGCCGCGATGCGGGCCTGCTCCTGGGCCAGCCGTGCCGCCGCCTGTTCCTCCGCCCGTGCCCGCTCGCGCGCGGCTTGCTCGACCTGGCGCGCGTAATTCCGTTCGGCGATGGCCTGCTGCCGGTCAAAGGCTTGCTGCGCGCGCTCCTCTTGCCGTTGATACCGCTCGTTCTCTTGGGCGATTTGGCGCTGAATGCTTATCCGCTGACTGTCGGTCGTCGCCTCAGAGAGCCGCTGCTGCAAGTCGGCCAGGCGGTCCTGATGGTCCTGGGTGCGCTGCTGCCGATCGTCCTGGAAACGGTCGTCCGCGTCGGCAGATCTATCGGCCGCACTCTGCGCCAGGTCGGCCAGCCGCTCGGCGGCCTGTCGTTGCCGATCGGCGGCTTGTTCCGCAGCCTGGCTCTGGAGATCGGAGGCGCGCTGCGCCAGCTGCCCGACCCGGTCCTGGTACTGCTGTTGCGCCTCAGCGCGCCGCTCCAGGGTCTGCGCCTCCTGCTCAGCGAGCCGCGCGGCGGCTTGCTGTTGCACGTCAGAGAGGCGTTGCGCTTGCGCCTGAGCACGATCGGCGGCCGCTGCTGCGATCTGCGCCTGGGTATCGCGCAACTGGCTGTCCAACTCGACGAGGCGCTGCGCGCTTTGTCGCCGGTCGTCTTCGATTTTCCTGCCCAGATCCTGCTCGATCTGCACCAGCCGCGCAGAACCGTCCTGCCGCTTCTGCGCGACATCAGCCTGAAAGGCGGTATCCAGATCGGCCAGTTTCTGTGCGCCAGCCCGGTTGATATCCTCGACCTTGCCCTGATACCCCTGTTCAATGCTGGCCCGGCGCTCAGCGTAGCTTGCGGCCGCCTCTGCGCGCCGCTCCGCATAGTCGGTGTCGATCTGCGCTACGCGCGCATTTTGTTCGCTGGCCATATCGGCCAGCTTCTGCGCATGGTCCTGCTGCCGCTCCTGACTCTCACGGGCGTAGGTCGATTGCGCGTCGGCGAGGCGCGCATAGGCCTGGGAGGACCGATCGGCGGCCTGGTCGAGCTTGTCACGGAGCTTGTCGACCTCGCCTGCTTCCAGTTTCGAGATGTCGACGCGATCGGACTGTGCCGCGTTCGCCTCGCGCGTCTTGAGCGCATTTTCCGCCAGCGCGGTGGTGTGCGCGACGATCGCAGATGTCAGGTTGGTCGCCTGGCCAGCAGAGACGAGCAGCGCATCGTTCCTTGCTTTGATACCAGCCGCATTGGCCTCGGCGGCAGTTGCGCCCGCTTGGAGCATCCGCGACTCGGCCAGCGTGCCCTCGTTCGCCGCCGCGCCCGCCAGCCGCATCTGGTTGAAGGCTTCACTCAGTCCGCCGCTGCCGCCGAGCAGCCGCGTGAGCCCGCGCAGGCCCTCGGTGTAGGTATTCAGGAAGGCCAGCCCCGGCCCCTGCGCCCACTCCGCCTGCGCCCGCTTCAGCTCCTCCTGCGCCTTGGCGACATCGCGCATCGCACCCGCGGCGCCCTCGGTATTGGCCTTCAGCGCGTCCATGGAGATCCCGGCGTCGGTCAGGTACTGACTGACGATCTCGATCGCGTCGCCGCCCTTCTTGATCTCATCCGACATGGCTTTGGCGTCGGCGAGCGGGATATTGAAAATGCGCTGGAGACTGGTGTACTGGCCGGCTTGGAGTTCAGAGAGGGCCCGCGCGGCGTCCTGAAAGGTCTTTTCGGGCGCACGCACGCGCAAGCGGTCGAAGACTCCGAGCACCTCCTCGATCGAGGCCTTGGAGTTGCGGATGACTGGGAGTGAGGCCTGGATCGCCTCCGTCGTCTGCTGCTGAGTGAGCTTGTACTCGTCAGCGTAGTGCTGGGCTTGGCGGAAGACCTCGCCGCTGTCGCGCAGCCCCTGGAGCTGAATGGCGATCGCGCGCTGGTTCGCTTGGAGCTGCGCCTCAAACTTGAACGCATCGATGAAGGACTCGCCAGCCTTCTCCAGTGCCCCAATGGCCAAGGTCGCCGCCGCCGCCGGACCGACCACACCGAGCATGCCCTGCTTGAAGCTCTCGCCGAACTGTTCCGCCGCAGTGCCGGCCTGTGAGAGCCGCGCGATCTGGGTTTCGACCGCATAGCCCGTGCGCTGGTCAACGACTAAGGCCGACTCTTGCGCCTGCCTCAGCGCATTGATTGCGCCCGTGCGGTCGCCCTGGGCGGCGAGCATGCGCGCCTGGGCCTGGGCCAGCTGCAACGTCGCGCGCTCGTTCTTGATCTCTTCCGCCGTCAGTCCAACGAAGCTCTGCTCCAGGCCGGTGATCTTCGCCTGGGTTTGGGTCGCGCCCTGACCCACCCCCTGCACCATGGCCTGCTGCGCGGCCTGCATCTGCTGCGGGATGTCGGTCGTGTCGATTCCGACTTTGGCGATCAGTTGTGTGGCGGTGGTCATGTCTGGGGCGTGCCTTTGGTCTCTTCGATGGCCTGTACGGCCTCGTATTCAGCGTTCAGCCCGGCCAGCACGCGGGTCTGCCAGTCAGGATGCGCGTCCCATTCCCAGGGCGCGACGCCAGGATAGTGGTGTCTCAGGAGCGGCCCCATCGCGGCGTACCACCAGGGCGGACGGCGGTACTGGGGGTTCTTTCCGCGACCGATTAGGTAGCGCCGGAGCCGCTCCTGACTGCGTTTCCCGCGTACATGTCGTCGAGAATGCCGATCCAGACGGCATTGAGCACATCGTCGGGGATCGGCTCCAAGAGTTTCAGCCATTCCGCTGGCCGGCTGCCGTTGGCGTTGTCGGGCGGCTGATAGGGCTTGCCGTCATCGTCGGTCACGTCCCACGCGATCAGCACGCGGGTTAGGGAGGCGCGCACGCTCCCGCGCTGCTCTTTGCCGTTGATGGCCGCGCGGTCGTAGGTGACTGTTACTATCTCGCCAAGCACATTGATGGTGGACGTCGCGGGGCGCGACTGGGTGATTTTGCTGAGCTTCATGAGTCTTCCCTTTCCGGATCCTATCGCCTGAAGTGGCGATGCCAGGTGACACCGCCGGATTAGGCGATGCTCCAGCATCGCCCCTCCTGACGAGGGCGGCCGCTAGAGCGCCGTCTGCGTGTTGCGGATCTTTGCACTGAGGGCCTTGCCCCAAGTGCTATCGTGAGACAAGTCGCCCTCAAAATCGATCTGCACCAGGCCGCCGCCGTCCTTGAGCGCGCTCGGCTTTTTGAGAATGAGACACATATCCTGTTGGAAGAGATAGACTTGCCCGGTCTCGATCGTGGGCCCGGTCGCTTTCACGCGCACAAACAGCTTGCTATTCGCGCGCAGCGTCGTCAGGTAGGCAAAGCCAGGTGCATCCGCCCCGACACTGAACTTGAACGTGCCCGTCGGCGTCGCCTCGACTGTGGCGGCGTAGGTGCCGTTGTTACTGGTGTTGAGTGGCTTAATCGGACTGAAGCGACTAGTCACCTTGAAGTCGAGATCGAAGGCGCGCGTGAGCGCGGTGGCGCCCGCCAGGCCGGACTGCGCCGACGCCGTGTACACGTCGAAGTAGGAGCCCGCGATCGGGATCATCGGGAGGGCCGTGGCGTCGGGGCTGATGCGATACAAGACCACGTCGCCGGTATCGAAGGTGTCCGCAGCCACGAGCGCCGATGGACTATCGGCGGTCGCAAACGTGCCAATCCAGTGGACGATCAAGGTCGCCGTGCCGAGCGCGCCGCCCGAGACGGCGACATTGCCCGATCCAACGTTCGAGAGCGCCTCCAACGCTGTCTGCAATGCGGAGTTCGTAATCGTGCGACTGAGGCCAGTCGCGGTCTGCGTGCCGGCTGCGGTCGTCACCGCGAGTGACCATGTGCCGGTCGTCGGGCTGCCGGTTCGGGTGATATAGAGATACTTCTCGTCGGCGATCTTCTGTGCAAAGCCGCCGCCCGTGAGTTGCATCCCTTTTTCGAGATCGACGGTCCACCCGCCCTCAGCAAATTGCAAATAGCCCGCACGCCAGGCGCGGGCTAAGTCGCCAGCCTCGATCGTAAAGTTCGCGATCGCGTTCGCAGCGCTGGTGCTCACACTGTAGTCCCAGTCGCGTGCATTGGTCGCGCCGCCGGGGGTCGAGATCGTCTCGCGCGCAAAGAGCCCGCTGTAGAGGTATTGCAGTTCGTCAAAGACCCCCTGCCCCTTCATAGCGAACTTCGTTTCTTCGTAGTTCGTCACCCCGACCGTCGGCCACAGATACCCGGCCGGCCGGTAAGTGCCCACCATCGGGTCCGGCGTCAGCACGAAGTCCATGGACTGGAGTGCCTTCGACGGGGTGACTTGCGTGCCGGGCGTCGCCTCCAGGCCCAGCTGGGCGTGCTGACTGAACACAAATGCACGATCGGCCATAGTGGTGTCTCCTATGTCAGTTGTGCCTGGATGCGGTAGATCCCGCCCAGCATATTGGCGCCGATGCCATCCTCAAGCGACGGCAGCTCCAGTGGACTTTCACGCACGCACGACAAGACGATCCCGCCACTCGCCGTGCCCATTTTGCCATTCAGCAGCGTGTCGATTCGGGCGGCGAGAACGTCAATATTGGCCACACTGTCCTCGCGGATGACCGCGTAGACGGCCCAGAGCGCGTTCACAGAGACCCGCCGAGCAGCCCCAAGCGCATTCACGTCGCTTCCGCCCTGAAAGCGGACGATCGTCAGCGGATAGGTCGCATTCCGCGGCGCCCGGTTGCGGTGGATGCCGCCCGTAGAGAGCGTCGCCGCGCCGCCCGCGCCCGTGTCGCCTTTGAGTATTTGAGCGATCCAGCGGCCTGCCACGCTGTTTTCGGTGGTGGTGCTCACCTGACCCTCCCGCCGAGCGCCTGGACCGCTGCCTCGAACTGCGGCCTGACGCTTTCTCCTGCCGGCGTCAAATAGGGATGCGCGCCGGGATTGTGTTCTCCGGTATAGAACTCGTTCGCCGCGGCGTAAACCACCGCAAAGGCCACGATTGTGGTATTCGGCTCAGCAGGCACTTCGGGCAGTAGTTGCACCTCGGGGTTTTTGCTCTGCGCGGCGGCGACCGCCGCCTGATAGGTGCTGCCCTGCTCATCCACGAGGTAGCCGCTACTCGCCAGCGCGCCGGTCACCTCGGGCGCATTCTCCTGCGCGCGTCCCAAGATGACCAGGCCCGTATCGTGGCGGAGCTGCGCAGCCTCCTGGAGATACGCTTGGGCGATCTCGCCCCACAGGTCGGACACAACCACAACTTTGGCGTCGTAGGGCATCAGTAGGTCCTGCCTTCCAGGTCGTCAGAGAGCACCCCATCCGTCAGCCAGCCGTGATAGCCCTTCACGCCGCCCGATCCGTGTGAGAGGATACTTGGCCGCGCGGTGATCTTCGGCGGCACGCCCGTGCGCTCCCAGCCCGGCCCGTTCGTCGCTGGCCCGTCGATCGTCCACTCGCCCTGCCCCGGCAGGCGCATCACGAGCGAGCGCCCATCCGGCCCGGCCCACGGCGGATTGAAGCCTAGAAACCACGGCGCATCCCACAGCATCCCTGGCTCCGCTTCGGCCAGGGTGAGCAGCGCGCCGGTATCTTCGCGCCGATAGAGCCGGCTTTTGGACAACTGGTAGGCGTCTTCTGCTGCGAACTCGTACCCGCAGGCGCACCGCTTCGGCCAGCGCGGATCGGTGTCTGATGGTTGCTTCACCTCTTCGACATCCCAGGTTCCGCGCTCGGATACCACGATCGGCGCTGTGCCGATCAGTGTTTTGGCATTGTGGATGCCCATCCCGCTCATCACGCACGATGATTTGCTCGCATAGCGGCGGAGCGAGAGGCTGGCCTGATCGGTTGCGACTAAGAGCACACAGGTCCATGGCATTGCGGCTATTCCTCCACACACACCACCGCCAGATCGGCCGCGAGTGTGCGATCGAGCGGGGTGACCACCTGGTAGACGTTGCTGCCGACGAGTATTTCATCGTCAGGAAGCACGTCCGTACCGACAGGCACGCCGATGTTGTAGAGCGTGCGGCCCGCCAGGCGCTCCGCGATCGCCCGCTCGGCCGGCGTCGTGCCAATAGGCCGCACATCGGCTACCGTCGTGGCAACAATCGACGGCGTGCCCTTCTTCTTGCCGCCCTGGTCATCATCCACGAGTGGCGTCCGCCGGATCTGCGCGGTCGCCTTCATCAGCCGCTGCGCTCGGCTCTGTGCCCATGCCTGCCGCATCACCATTTCCCCCGCGTCCCACTCGCGACCGCGAACATGGTCGGCCGGTCGGGCGTCGTGGTGCTCGTTTCGAGATACGCGTTCAGCTCTTGCTCGGCGAGTTGCCGCAGCTCCGCCGCCCGCGCGGTCCAATCGACCGCCTGGCGCTGATATTGGTAATCGCCCAGCCGCTCACTTGCTACGGCCGGCACGGCCGGCGCCAGCAGCGCCGCCGTCATGGAGATCGCGGCGTTCTTGAGATGCGTCGCCGCGTCGCCCGATCGACTGGCCCACTGGGGATCGCGCCGCTTGATCTCCAAATCGGCGGCGTCCAAAAAGATGGGCAGCCCAATGGTCGCGTCCGGCAGCGCCGCCTGGTCGAGCGAGGTGTCGAGCGCGGCGCGCACAGCCCCATAGTCGGTTGGCTGCACGATCGCCATTATTTCCTCGGCTCCGGTGCAGGTGCAGGTGCAGGTGCCTCGCTCCCCGGCGGCGGCTGGACGCCGAGACGTTTCGCCTCGGCCGCGTCGACCTCTAGTAGCTCGCCACTGGCCAGCTTGCTCTGCACCAGCGCAGTTCTGCCGACCTCCCAGATACGCTCATCGCCACTCACCCAGGCCTCGTGGTTGCCGGGGTGCAGTTCGTCGTATTCCGACAGCACGACCTTGTGGTCCTCTTTGGCCGCGCGGACAAACATCGTTTTACTTGCCATGGGTGGCTCCTTCTGCTCCGCAGCAACAACAAACAAAGCAGCTACTCGCGCAGCTATTTGGCTTACGTCTCGAGCTCGAGTGTCTTCGTGGCGCCCTGGGTCAGGACCGCAAAGTTCTCGACTTCCGAGATGGTCAGGATCTGCACCTGACTCTGCGCCCAGCGCTCGATCTCTTCGATATTGCTGCCAACCTCGGTGACCCGCTCCAGCGCCTGGCGCGCGTCGACCCCGACGAGCTTATCCGTCGGCACATCGGCCAGAATGCCGTAGGTGGTGCCATCCGCCAGCATGCCCTTGGTCGCCGCGCGTACCCGCGGGTCGGCCAGATACACCGGCACATTCGAGGTGCCGATGTTGAGCAGCGCCACCTTGGCGACGTCCCCCTCGACACCGATGATGTGCGAGAGCTGAAAGTAGGGCGCGAACTTGGCGTTGAAGAGCCACCAGGCCTTGAGTGTGACCGTCTTGCCGGTCGCCAAGCTGTCGAGATCGGTTTTCGCGCGCCAGTTGTCGGCGGCCGTGTTTGCGTTGCCGTCGCCCGAGACGAGCACATTGACCGCCGCGGAGATTTTATCGATCTCGTTGCGAAGCGCCTCCTGAGCGAGCCACAAGCGCACCTTGTCGATCCGCGACCTTCTCAGCGCCTCATAGCTGGCTTTGAGCCCGCCCGCGTATTTGTAGAGATTGATGGTGTGATCGGCGGTGGTCAGCTTGCCGAGCGGAATATCGTCGCCCTCGATCACGCGCCGTCTGCGGGTGCTGGCGGCGGTGGTGTCCAGATAGACCTTGCGGTAGGCCGCGCCCGTGATTGGGGTCGTCATGGCCACGAGGTCAGACAGGGCGAACGGCGGCGCGACCGGGCTGGTGATACCGGCTGTCGCCGCGTCAACGTAGGGGCGCAGGCTCGACCCCGCGATGTCATCGCCCGACGTGTAAAGGCTGCGCGTACTGGCGCTGCCGCCGAACTGCACCGCGCGCCAGGTACGGCAGATAAATTCGGGCAAGAGGCACCGGTGCTGCGGCGAGCGCGAGAAGATATCCATCTCGCTGGCGAAGATGCCCGCAGCCGGACGCGAGCGGGTATGCACACCCGCGATGACCAGCAGTCGCTCGAACGCGTCCGTCGTCTCGCGGTACTCGCTCGACGGATCCTGTGTCTCCAGGAACACGCTCAGATTGACCCCCGCCTCCGCCGCGGCGCGGTAGACATTCGGCCCCATCCGCTGAAAGAGATCGGTCGGTCGGGCGCGTCCTTCGCGCACCTGGCCGTCGATAAGCGTTCCTTGCATAGCGTTTCCTCATTGGTTGCGGCCCAGAGCCGCGCTTGTGTCACGCCGTTCGCCTGAGATGGACTAGGCGCCCAGAATCACCCCCACGGCGGTCGTATCGCCGACGTTCTGAATGATGCCGCGCGCCTTCTGCGCCTCGTTCGCCTCTGCTGCCGCGTAGGTGGCACCCGCGACGACCACATCGCGGATGTAGCCCTTGGCACTACTCGCGCCAAGCGCACCGACGATCTTCTTGCCGCGGGTGACGGTCGCCGACGCGCCGGCCGGCAGCGTGACATAGCCCAAGACGCGCACACTGGCCTTGTTGTCGGCTTCGACCGAGATCAACTTGCCGACCACCGCGTCGCCGTCCGCGCAGAGCGCCACCGTATCGTCGGCGCTGAACGTCACCGCCTTGCCGATCATGGTCGTCGCCGCGCCGTTCGCTTTGGTCGCGTCGTAGACGATGGTGCTATTGTCGATTTTGTAGGTCAGATCGTGCGGCCCGGCGGTCTCTTCGTAGCCGACGATGTTCTGAGGATTGGTGAGTGCCATAGTCACTCCTTTCGAGAGACGAGAGATGAGCGGCTAGTAGGGTCAGTGCTGTGCGGCTTAGATTCCTTCATCCACGGATACTAGCCTCTCGAACTATGCCTGCGAGAGCCCGCTGATCTCGGGCTGCTTCCACGTAAACGACTCATCAGGCGGCGCGCCGTCGATGGTCTGCCGCCCGCCCCCCAACTTGGCGTCGCCAATGTCGCGCCAGCTCGCGGTCATCTCCTTGATCGTCTCCAGGTCCGACCGATCGAGCAGCGCGCGCTTCTTCTCGCCAGTCTCTGCGCCGAACGCGCGCACGGCTTCCGCCACACCCGCGTCGACCAGGTCTTTTCGGTACTGCTCGCCATCCTTGGCCAGCGGAGTGAGGCGTTGCACTTCGTCGGCCAGCCACTGGACGCCCTGAAGCACCGTTCGGTCGCTCGGCACGCCAGCCCGCTCCAAAACAGCCTGAAGGTCGCGCACCTCCTGGACTGGCTCCAGTACCTTGCCGTTATGCTCTGGGGGCATAGTCCCTCCTGTTACTTGCAGGCGCTTGCCTGGCAAATTGATGCGGTAGCGCTGCTCGAGGAGCCGCGCCTGGTCGATAGTCATGCGGCCTGCCTCGGCCGCCTTCTGCGCCTGCAACACCGCCGCGCCGGGCGTGGAACCGTCGTAGACCAGGCTGTACTCGGCGAGGCTGGCGTTGACGATGAGGCCGGTGCAGAGCACCATCCGCTTGGCGCCATTTCCCCCCTTCGTCGGCTCCGTATCGACCTCATACTCGAAGCCGGGGATGTGCCAGCAGTCCCACGAATGCCACATATCCAGCCCACAGATCGAACAGATGCACTTGGCGCCGCTCCGCCGCCCGCTGAACCCCACGCTGATGTCTTTGGCGATCCCGGCCCGAATGCGCGAGACGGGTGCCAGCGTATCCGGCTCCTGGAGGATATAGGCATCGGAGCGGACGCGGGTCACGTCGCCCGCGGCCTCCAGCGTGCCACTCAGACTCTGCCCGATCGGGAGCGTGCGCACATCATGGCCGACTAAGACGGCCACGCCGGCCGCGGCGTCCCGCGCGTAGTTCGGCAGCGTCGTGAGCGGGTCCATGACGGTGAAGAACGAGTCGAGCCGGTCACTGCTGATCTCGCTCTCGAAGAAGAACGGCGGATAGGTGTCGAAGACGGTTCTATCGGGCGCCCGGCTGTGCGCTAAGGCGAGCAGGGCGCTGTCGGTCGCGCGCACACTCACGCGCGCCTCGGTCGCAAACAGCAACTGATCGATGTCCATTACTGCGGCTCCTGCTCGCGCGGGTCGCGCTGGCGCTCTTTCGGCGGCGCAGGCGTCGGATCGGTGGTCTGCTCCTGCTGCAACCGTGCCCATGCCGCATCCTGGTTGTACCACCGCTCCGTGCCGTCCGTGGGGCTGCCGGGCGCGGCGTAGCGGTCCTGGGCAGGGTCGTAGCGCCAGTGGGCCGCGAGCAACTGCTCGTGTCGTGTTTTGGGCATGGCTCCGCTCCTTATTTCAGCGCGCCCGGATCCGGGTTCGCCACTACCCCGATACCACCACTCGCGCCGCGCGGCTCGGGACTATCGGCGTCGTGTCCGGTGATCGTCTGACTGGCTTCATTTTGTGCTGTCCAGCCGGCTTGATACTTATTGCGCTCGTTGCTGATCTGCTGGGCTTCCGTCTGCGCGTCGCGGAACATCTCCGCGGCCCGCAGTTCGGCAAAGCGCCACTGCACGATGGCCGGGATGCCCTGCGCCCGGAGCGCGAGCGTCAGCAGATGCTCGAGCAAGCTCTCACAGAGATGCTGAATGGCTTTGATGCCCGCGGCATGCATCTCCCATTGCCTATTCGCGTTCGCTTCACTCACTCCATCCGTCACGCCGAACAGGAGTGGGATCGACTTCGACGCGCGAATGAGCATGCGCTCTAACACCGTGATCAGTTGGTCGACCGCCCCCAAACTACTGCTGTCGATCGCGCCCACGGGCCGGTTCACGGTGATGATGTCCGCATGGATGTAGGCATCGTCGGGCTGGAGTGCGGCGTAGACCGTCTCGACCTCGCTAATAATCGCCTGCACCCAGGCCTTGAACGTCTCCGGGTCGTTCGCCGCTTGCGTGGGCATCGATGCTGCGAGCTTCTCCAAGGCGACACTCAGATCGAGCCGGGGGTAACCCTGCTGTTGCACCACCCGTCGGATGTCGTGCAGCATCGCGAGCAAAAACACGGCGGGAAAGAGCGTCGGCGCGGCGATCGCCCGCCCCTCGGGACGCGCGGGCAGCGGGTCGATGGGGATGTAGCGAACGGTGTCATAGTCGAGTGCCACCCATTGGCCGTACTGCCACTGGCCGAGCTGCCAGATGATACCGCGCTCATCGTCTTTGACCTGGCGCCAGCGCGCCGAGGCCGGATCCGGCGTCGCAATATCGATGGGCATGCGGCCTGCGTTGTCCAGGACCAGCTCCGCCATGAGCCCGCCGCGCATCCAGGCGCCCAGAAAGAGCCGCCCGATGATGACGTCGACTGCGCCGTAGCGTTCTTTGAGCGTCATGAGGAAGGCGTCGAGCGCAGCCTGGTGGCTGCCGCCCGCCTTGACTTTGCCCGACGGCCGCATCGCAAAGGCCTCATAGCCGGGGTTGCACATCCGAAGGAAATCCCACAGCGCTTTCGAGACTTCCGGCGAGAGATCGGCCAGAAGTTCCAGCAGGCGCGTGGGCGTCATGCGGCAGAGCGTGCGCGCGTCCAGGTCGAACCCGGCCCACTCCTCTTCGGATGACAGCCCACCCATGACGGTGGCTGTCAGGAGCGATGTAAAGACCTGGTTCTCGGTATCGACCGTCAGGCGGGCGCGCGTGCCGCCCAGCCCCTGCGGGCTGCCGATTGCCGGGGGATGGGTCAAATTGTGCTTCCAGTAGGCCACAAAGACACCAAAACGCCAGGGATACCGGTGGCAGTTTGTGCCGGCATGCCTGGCGTCGTGCGCTCTCGTATAGAATTGGTGCTATGGGACCGGGCGACAGCAATTGCTGGGACAACTGTCGCTCGGCCAATCCATAGCGTCGCTTATCGGGGAGACGGCCCCCACTTACGCCGGGAGCAACGCTCGCAGGTATCCCAGATGCGAGAAGCCCTTATCCGCCTTGGTCCCCACTAACGGGCATTGGTGCGACTGCTCGACAGTAGACACAAGCTCATGTGTCCTAGCCGGAGAACTTGTCGCGTCGCACACCTATTCTACACGATCGGTCAACTGCTCTGCAAACGCGGCGTGCGACGTGGGCTCGGAGAGATATGGCCGGAGATCCACGTGCTCGACGGTGCGCCCATGGCGAAACTCGATCGTGAGTGTCGCGGGCTCGAAGAGGCCCCACAGCCGGCCCGACGGCCCCTCCAAGCGAATGAGCCGCCGCGCGATGCCTTGGACCAGCAGGCCCTGCTCAGCGTCGGGCACGGCCATACCTCCGACGAAGACGGCTCGTAATCAGCAGCCGCTCGAACGGCGCAAGCTGTACGATCTGGGCTTCCATTGCACTTGTCGGAAACCAAACGCCATCCGCGCGCGCAAGCTGTTCCTTGAGCTTCAACGCTTTGAGCTCGCGCCTACTCAGCTTGTGTCTCAGCCGCAACACCGGCGCCCGCCGCAGTTGGTCTATTCGTGAGTGCATCCGACCCTCCTACTCTCAGCGTCGGGCATCCGAACCTCCCCAGCCGCCGCGGGCCGATCCTTGGGCCAGCACACCGGGCGCCGCAGGCTCTGTATCGGGGAACAGATCGGCCAGCGCCCACACTTTCGCGTCCATCCGATCCGGGCTGCCTTCTCCCGGCACCCAGGTACAGCACTGATCTTCGAGCGCGGGCCACGCGCCGACGTAGTGCCCGCGCTGCTCCTTGGGCGACCACAGGATCGCGGCGGGTTCGGCGCGAGTCTGTTTGCCCCGACTCGCCCAGACCAGCTCGATAGGCAGGTTTGCCCCGCGGATCATCACCCCGTTTATCTCGACACTCGACTGGCGGATGACATGGGCGACCATCGGTCCACCGTTATTGCGTTCAGCAACAATCTTGTCGGCGCGCAGCTCCACATAGGCACGGATGACCGCAGGCGCCCACTCCGCCGGGTCGCCACTGCTGGTGTAATCGGCCAGCACATAGCCATGATTGTCGGTACTCTTGCCGCAGCCAATAATCCCGGTTTCACCATCAGCGCCGCCGGCGCCAGGGTCCACACCGATAACGATGCGCGCCAGAGCCGGTGCAGAGCGTACGCGCGTCGCCTCGATCCCGCTCCTCGTCCAGAGCGCGCCCGGCACGTCGTCTAAGATCTCGGCGTCCAGTTCCTGGCGCCCCAGACGTGTGCCCGCCAACCGCCGGATAACACGCCGTACAAAGCGCTCACTCACATTTGCCCGATTGAGGTGGGTTGAAAGGTTCACTGTCGGGCGCACCGTCTCAATATCATCCCGCAACTCCCTGATCAGCGGGATCGGGCGCGGAGTCGTCGTCACCACAACGCGCGGATCGTCCGAGAGGCGCAGCCCCATCTCCATATTCGCCCAGGCGTCGGCGCAGTAGCGCCACTTGGCGAGCTCATCCGCCCAGACAGTATCGTGCTGCGGACCGCGCAGCTGATCGGGGTCGTCGCCACTATAGGTCGTCGCAATCGCCCCGTTCGGCCATGTCAGGCGCCGCTTCGAGGGCTCGTACTTCGGGCGGTTCCACGGCGGGCAGACGGCCAGGAGCCCGCTCTCCCCTTCCACAATGACATCCCGTGCGTCGGCCGCCGTCTCGGCAACCAGCCCGATTCGCCGGGCCTGTCCAGTCTCAACCCGCGAGCGAATATACTCGGCGCCCGTTCGGGTCTTGCCCCAGCCGCGTCCCGCCAGAATGAGCCACACATACCAGTCGCCCTCCGGCGGCAGCTGCTCAGCACGCGCCCAGAAGGGCCACAGATAAAACAGCGCGGCCTTTTCAGCCGGCGTCAGCGTCGCCAGGATCGTCTTGCGCCGCTTCAGTGGCAAGGCCCGCCAGGAGCTTGCGTTCAGCACTGGCGGCAGCGTCGCCGATGAAGTCAACGGTCATCTCCTGGCGCTCGACGAACAGCCCATGATATCGCCCGAGCAGTGCGAGCGCGGCCTGACTGTCGTAGATCTCGATCTCCGGCTCGCCCCACTGATTCCACTTCAGCTTTTTGAGGAGTGCAAGCTTTTTGCGGTCGCGCGCCTGCTCCAGATCCAGCGTGACGAGCAGCCGCTCGACAGGAATCGGGTCCTCGACCCAGCGCACCGCCTTGGGATTGTCCTCGGTCGGATCGAGGACGGCCTGGCGGGGATGGTAGAGCACGCGCTCGATTCTGAGAAAATCCTCGAGACTCCCGCGCGCCTGCGCACTCAGCCGCGTCAGGACCTCATCGGCCGACATTTTGAGTTCAGCGAGCCGGGCCTGGACTGCCGCAGAAATGCTAGCATTTGCTAGCATTCTGGCGCCCTGAACATTTGGCTTGGTTTTGTACCCTGCACGCCGGGCCGCCTCGCTCGCGTTCCACGTCACCAAGTAATGCTCGACAAAGGCCTGTTGTTTCGCGCTGAGCGCCATGTCACCGCCGCTTGAACAGCGTCGCGAGCGAGGCCAAGAGCGACGCCATCAGCCAAGCGCCAAGGGTCCAGCCGAGGGCGGCGCACAGCGCCAGCACAAAGAGGGTCAGCGCGACCGTCAGGGTCAGATCGGGCATCAGTTGCCTCCTTCCGGCGGCTCGAGATCGAGCGCGTTCATTTCGTCCAGCCGCTCCTGCGCCCACTGCGGCCGGCTCCCTACGGCCTCGACCGCCTGGATAATCCGCGCCACATCCGCCGCGCCCACGTCGGTCGCCCGCCGGCCGAGGCCTTGTCGTCGCTCCGCCTGGCCCGCTGGCGGCGCGCCTTGCAAGGCGTCGGGGTCCAGGCCCCGCGGCCTGCGGGTGTTGGTGACGAGCGCGGTCGCACTGAGTCCCGCGACCGCTGCCAGGAGCAGCAGTACGGCCGCGCCAAAGCCATACTGCGCGGGCCGGGGCGCGTCGGCGAGATAGCGCAAGGTCACCCCCAAGGCGACAAAGGCCAGCACGTTGAATGCGATAATCGCGGCAAGCAGGGGGCGACTCACGGAGCTGCCTCCAGCTCCTGAACGCGCTTTTGCAAGGCCGCGATCTGCTCATTGAGCGCTAAGAGCGCCTGCTGAAGTGTGAGCGACGATGCGACATGCTCATCGCCAAACGCCGGTACAAACCCCGCGATCGCCTGGATCCAGGCCCCGCCCGATCCGAAGCCGGCTGCGTAGCGCACCCCGTCGCCCACGCCTTCCCCGCCGTGCTGGACCGCGTTCCTGACCCTGAGCACCTGCATTGGCACGCCCGGCGCGAAAAACCGTAAGGTCCAGACCAGGAACGTCGCCTTGTCGTTGTAGAAACTGCCGAGAATGTCAAAATCCCAGCAGGCCCGGCCGTCGGCAGCCTTGCCGTAGCGGAGCCCGCAGAACTCGTATGGCCCGAATCCTGTGGGCCATGTCAAGGGGTAGGCGGGCGCGTCCGCTTCGGTCATCTGCACCGATTTAGCGAGCTGCTGGATGTGCGGCGGCGCCTTGCCAGTCATGGGCGCCTTGAGCAGCAGGTGATCGGGGAGGCGCCCTCGCAGCTCGTCGAGCTGACGTTGCAGATCGCGGACGGTCGGTTCTCGTGTCACGCTACCACCTCCACGGTATCATTATTCGTGCGAATAAAACCTCTGCCATCCTTGAGGTGCGCCCGGTTGCCGCTGTAGGTCGCGTCGAGCTCGACCACCTCACCGTTCGCCAGATACCCCCACAGCGGCCCGGTGCAGTCCTCTTCCTGATACACTGGCACGCCCTTGGCGCGCACTCGCGTGACTGAAACGCCGGGAATGATGCCATTTTGGTAGTTGGCCCAGCCATCGGCGGCCGCGCGAGTAAAATACTCGTTCGTGATCTTCAGTCCTGGACAGGTTTTCTGTGTGGTGTAATCTCGGTGGCCTGAAAGCTCAGGATCGTGGACCCACGGCTGATCTTGGCCCGCTGGCGTATATACATTGTTGTAGTGCAGTGCCGCCTTGACGCACGCGCAGGCCCAGCCTCCCATAGCATAGATCGCTGGAGACCATTCGTAGTAGTCGTAATAGCCGATCATCTCACAGCCGATCGAGTATCGCTTTTTCCCATTCTTAGAATATGAATTGCCCTCATTGCAATGAATTCCAATGTAATACATTGGAGTCATTACCCAGATGAATAAATCGTCCACGAACAAATGTGGGCCGACCGTCCAGCCCAAACTATCGCGATAGTAGATCATGATTGAATCTAATTGTGGCTTACGTTTCTTGCGCTTCTCTTCGAGAGTCATCCCCTGTTCGTTCCGATCCCACCAGGTAGATGAATTATTCGGATTGACGGGAGCCGTCGAAATGTCGGGGTTGTAGGTGTGATGCCACACCCAATAAGATGGCGGGGCCGATCCGAAATAATACTGTAGGCAATAATCACGGAACTCTAGAGGCGTGAACGCAGCGCCGATGTAGTGGAATGGCGCCGCTGATGGGTCCTCGCCTGGCCAACTCTTCGGCATCGCCTCAGTGCCGAGTACCATTGGCTGCGGCTTCGGCCTGGGCGGTCGCTGGCGACGCGAGAGATCCTCGGGCCGCGCGGCGTCCGCGTCGTCGGGGAGAAAGGGGAGATCGATGGTGCTCATAGGAGACTACCCTCGTACAATGACGGCATATGAGATCGCGCCCGCGATGACGAGGAGCGCGATGAGCAGCCCGATGATGATCTTGATTGCTGTGTCGAGCCAGTGCTGGCGCCCCGTCCGGCTGGCGTCATCCACGTCGGCGCGGTCGAGCAGCAGGCGGTAGATCCCGGTAAGCTCCGTGCGTAGGCTATCCTCAACATGCTGGATGTAGCGGCCTTGCGCGGCCTGGCGTTCGATGAGCACATTGAGCGTCGGCTCCTGACCGTTCTCGATCTCCGGTGCGAGTTGGCGGGCGTAGTGCTCCTGGTTGGCGCTGATGTGGAGCTTCGTGATCTGCGTCTCGATCGAGACGATTGTGGCGTCCAGATCTTCGAGCTCGACGCGGATCTCGGGCGGCGCGTTCCGCCCGGCCGTCGCGGCCTGGAGCCGCAGCTGATGGCGCCGCCGCTCGTGTGTGGTGCGGAGCTGCGTAAGATCGGTGAGCTGACTCTGAGTCTCGGCATCCATCGGCTCCAGACAAAACAAACGAGCACGCTGCCGTGAGTATCGGCGTACGTGCCCGCCCTCATTCTAGCACAGCTGATCAAGCAGGGCGAGATGACAAAAGAGTCATGTTTGTACCACGCTCGCACAAGTATGCTAGTATTGTCGCTACGAAGCCCATCCCACCGGTGTACGTGCCCACGTTTCGCCGCTCTGGGGTGGGCTTCTCACGAAGCGGGGAGACTATGGACGATGCCGAGCTGAGGAGGCGCATGGACGCGCTCGACGCCAGTCTGACCAAAATCCATCAATGGCAAGCGGCGCGACCAAGCGGCCCCGACCTCGCCGCGCGCCTGGAAGAGATCTTGGACACCTACGGGCTGACCACGCAGCTGGTCGAGATCTGGCGGAAGCAGCGCGTGGAAATCCAGACGATGCACCAGGAGATCACACGCCTTATCGAACGGATTGCGGAGTTGGAGAAGGCGCTCCGGCAAAAGGTGGTGGGGGATGAGGGGCGAGGGTAGGGCGCGCCGCGTCTCAATACCACGACGCCGGCGGAGAACTCCTCCGCCGGCGTCGTTATTTGCGGCGAATATTACTCCTCCCGGCCGCCGTTCGCGACCTGAGCCTGGTGGTACATCTGATTGACCAGGCCAGCGGGATCGACAAACCGCTTCTTTTGGTCGTCGTACTCACCCCATGTCTGCGGCAGCGAATACAGGTAGCGCCCCAGGCCGAACGCCGCGCACGCCCGCTTGAACGCCTGGGCTTCCGCCGAGGTCGCCGGGTTGTCGTCGGTCTTATCGATGGGATAGTCGCCGAGCGCGCTCTTCGTCACCCCAAAGATGGTGAGCGCACAGACGACGCCGCGATCGGTCGCGGTGTAGCTCGTCGACCAATGCTCCACGCCGCAAATCTTGTCGAGCCTAAAGAAGTAGATCCGCATATCGGCGTAGGGCATCCCCAGCGCGCGGGTCTTATCCCTCGTCATGGCGCCTGGCTTCAGCTCCACATCCTACTGACGGAACGGTTTGGATAGCCAGGGGGCGGCTTCTGCCAGGGTCGTCGGGCGCGCGGGTTTGGTGGGGGGCGGCGTCGGAGCTTCCTTCGACTGGCCGAGATCGGCGGGGAGATCAACGACCTC